ATCAGCTAAAACAATCTGCCGCCACTCTCCGCCTTTAGATACTACTGGGTAGCCTTCTCGATCCCACAGCAAAACGCCGTCTTCTGCAGCACTGTCGTCACTCAGGAAGGTTACAAGCTTTGAGCGAGTCCGATCCGCCCATCGGCGCATAGCCTCAGCCCACTTCTTCCAGTCAGCAGCCGGTACTGGCGACGCATCTCTCATCGCTTACCGCCGGCAATAATGTCTAAGCGCATCTGTCCTACACGCCAGTCGTCTAGGTCTCTACCAATCAGCTTCATCCGCACTTGGCGGCCAGAGAATCGACAGCTAGTAGGTTCGCCCATTGCATACGGGCCATACTCGCGCTCTTCACCATTTGGGTAGAACCGAGTCTTAAAGTAAGCTGTAACGTCGCCCTGAGTCTCCTCATCGGGCACCAGACCGACAACCTTGGCAATCTGATCGCCAGAGCCAATCATAATCGGGCCAGACTCTACATAGGGCTCTACACCATCGTAGCTGTGGCCTTTCTCATGGTTGTACACATTACCATCAGCATCGAACCATAGGGGGCGAGAGAATGCTCCGCGATCTACGCCGGTAGTGCGAGACAGTTTGCCAAAGTGCCAATGCTGTTCTTCATAGTCGTATGCGACGTATGAGTCGTTTTCCACTGAATCACCTGATGGGTAGAACCACCAGACTTCACCAAACTGACCATTGTGTACTGCAGCGACTTTAGAGCTTTGCGCAGTGTTCATATCGGTGAACACATGATCGCGAACCTCGCACGGCAGATCCTGCACTGCAGAACCGTTAAAAACAAAGAATCCATTGGTGCCCATCCAGAATGCACCATCAACAACAGAGACTGCCGCCTGACGCGATATAACGCCGCATGAGCTGCCTACACGCTCGAAGCCATACACATAGGGCGGGCCTTGGTAAACGGCAACATGGGCATCCCTGCTCGTTATAATGACTGACTGACCTTTTGTGCGTACACCACACATAATCTCGCCGCTAGTCTGAAGCTCTATATCACCAGCCTCGTTTGAAGCTGTTGGCGTCCAGTCTGTATTGTTCTCGCGATCCGACCATGCGATCTTGCGAGGGTTGCCGCCAGAGGCTAGGGCAAATAAGAATCTCTCTTCAGTAACTAGCAGCCCTTTGTTGTTTATGGGAGCGTTGGCTATGACTGCAGCATTATTTGCCGTATTCAAATCCCACTCGAACAAACGGCCATCAGCGCTGTGACAGGCGACAAGGTTCTGGCCCCAGTTATCTAAAGCCCATGTAGTAGCTTCAAGTAAAACGCCATTAGATGGGCGCTCTACACCATAATAGCCAGAGCCGTATGCCTTACCACCATAGGCTAAGTTTTCGTCGGCATCTGCATAGCCTGTAGCCAAGCCTGATGGCGTGATGTCGGTTAGTACACCTGCCTGACTGATGGCATATAGCTCGCTAGATGTACCAAAAGCAATTTGTCGGTCGTAAGAGTTATCTACCCATGCAAGAGAGCCTCGCGGCGGGTTTGATGCTGAAGTTGCCTTGCGCAGATCCCAGCCATTAATTGGTCGTAGAGACCCACCCTGCCAGCGTACCAGATTGCCGTCAATCCAACGGCCTGTAGATTCTAGGTCTGTGCCGTGATTACGCATTCCTGCCGGTAAAGCAATGCTGACATAGGGCATTCTTATTCACCTTTCCTAACAACAATTAGCATATGTCCATACTGCTGCTCTTCATTGATAACGTTGATTGTTGTCTCGAATGTCCCATCTTCCGTTATCTGAGTAGAAAATGCAGCCCTGTCGCCCTCTCCTACGCCGTATGTAAAGTCTTGCGTCAGGTTTGTTGCCGATATTGGGTTGAAGGCCAAGTTCCTGGCGCAAACCAAAACAATCACAACATCGTCTTTTTTGACGGAGATATTGCTGTGCGTTTGCGGGTATGCGACATTTGCTCTCTCGATATATGTTGGGATTGTCACGTTTCCACGACCCCCAAAGAACCGGTAGAAGCCTGTTGTCTTGCTGCCGAAATAGTTGTTCCATGATGTCAAGACAGTTTTCTCTGGATCGCTGTCGTCAATATAGTGAACGCCTATACCAATCGCAGCGTGTTCACTGTCTGTGTTATCAGCAACCCAGTCGTTGTAGTAGTTTGGCGTTACACCATCAAAAGNAATAGACAGCATTGCTTGGCTGCTAGAATCAGANCCANCCATGATGAATGCAAGGTAGTTTAGATGCTCNCCAGCCTTGATGTTATTGCCAGNAAATACATTCCATGAGTGGATATTGCCACTTGTGTTTTCCCACCCATTATCGACCACCTCGTAGACAAAGCGATCCTGCCTTGCGCCAAGTAACACTCCGCCCAATGCGCCAGTCATTACGCTACACCAGTGCCAGCAATATACCAGCGATTGGCTGCAACCTTGATTGCGGTGCCCATGCCATATTGCGATATNGTTGCNTTTTGATCAGTACCAAANACNACNANCTCNACNCCTGATGCNCGGGCAATNGTTATATCAACATCNGCAATTGCGTCGTTGATGAATGTAATCACAGTGCCTAGNGGAAAAGCCACNGACGTATTGTTAGGAATTGTCCAAGTGTAGGCGTTGTTGCTTGAATGGTAGATGTGCTTGCCACTATCCGACAGGGCCAGAGTGTAGTTGCTGTTTTTAGCGTTCTGCGGCATTTCTTGGTATTCATCGCCAAGTTTAGCGTCAATCTGCGTCTGTACGGCAGAAGTTACGCCGTCAACGTAATTAAGCTCTGTTGTGGTCGCTGTAATGCCGTCTAAGACGTTTAACTCAGAGGCCGTTACGGTTGCACCATCAAGAATGTTTACCTCTGAAATCGACGCTGTGAGCCCTGTAAGAGAGTTTAACAATTCAGTAGTTGCAGTGCAGCCTGAGAGGATATTTAGCTCTGAAGTAGTAGCAGTTACACCATCCAGTTTGTTGATCTCTGAAGCGTTAGCCGTCACACCATCCAGAATGTTCAGCTCTGCTGTGGTAACTGTCGCGCCATCAAGCTTATTGATCTCTGCAGCAGTTGCGGTAATCCCGCCGACAAGATTCAGTTGCGATGCGTTTACCGTAATACCATCTAGGCTGTTCAGCTCTGTGGTTGTAACAGTAGCGCCATCGAGTATGTTTATTTCTGCAGGGGATGCAGTAACGCCATCAAGGGCGTTCAATTCAGCAGCGCTGGCAGTAACGGATGTGCCGCCAATCTTCCATTGCCCAGCAGTCAGGTTTGGCTTAATAGCAGTAGTGCCATCGAGCAGGTCGTCAATAGTGTCTAGGTTAGCGTTAAGCTTAGTGCCCCAAGTATCCTCAGAGGCGCCAACCTCTGGCTTGACTAGGCTAAATGTAGTTGTATTCGTATCAGCCATTAGTCGGCCTCCTAAACGTCAGTCCAAATTTCGTTGTTTGTTGTTACCACTGTCCAAGTTTCTTGGTTGTCCGGCACTTCAACCCAAAGTATAGCACCCTCAACATCTACTCCGGACTGAGCCAGCATATTGACTTGTCCAATCGCATCTATCGCTGCGCTAGACTCAATGCTTGCGTTAGAGTAAATAACAACAGAGCCAGACTTGCTTGCAATTGCTGAGAAGTCGTGTCCGGTATCAGCATAAACAACGGCAGCGCCGTCTATAGTTCTATTGCCATCTACGGTTATGCTAGACTGTACTTGAACTTCAGTATTACCTAGTTTTACTTTCTCGCCGGCAAAGTCAGATCCAGAGGCAACATCAATGCTGGAGTCTGCAGTTCGCACTCTTGTGGCAACAGTCGCCTGTTGTGAGAGGCTCAGAATTGCTGACTGGCCCAGCTCTATACGTTCGCCGAATATCTGCGCCGCACTTGTAACCAGTATTGTTGATCCGCCATCTCTGACAATGTTTGCACCGGCAGCCCATCCAGACTGGCCGTCAATCTGCACCGTTGCCGATCTAAGGCGATTTATGGTTGCAGACAGGCTAGTAGCAGCAGAGACTTCCGCGTCAGCAGACAGCACAAAGCCCCCAGTTATGGAGGCATCGCTAGTGGCAAATATTGTTGCCGAAACTATGTCTAACTCTACAGCCCCGATTGAGACTGTAGAGAATGGAGAGACAGAGTACATATCAGTCCAGCGTTATATCTAAAGATCCTGCTGGGATACGGAAAATGTCGCCTAGTTCAATAGTTTTGCTTGCGGTGAGTGCGCCATACGCGAGCAGGTTTCCACCTGTCAGTGCGTCAAATATACCAACATAGGTAATGGTTCCCCATGTTCCACCAGCAGCAGGAAACTCAACAGATGCGCTAGTAGTAGCGGTGTCGCCAGATACAGACATAGCTGCAGACTGTCGGGCATAGCTTGCACCTGATACTTCAGTGCCGTTGCCAGTGTCGTTAGGCGCTGCAGTAAACAGGCCAAGGTATAAAGTGGATGGAGCAGTGTAAGCGTTGCCGCCAAAAACGTGATCCAGTATTTCAGTTTCTAAGAAGTTTGAAAAGCTCATCGTAGCCCTCGTATTTTAGGTGTAAGTCCAGATCCGCTATATTTAGCTTTCTCTGATGTCATATTGGCAGCCTGAACAGCAGCCCCGTACATTTGCGCCCATGTGNTGGCGCGCCCATCTTCCTGCAGATATGGTGCCGAGTGAACCAGTGCCCCGTACAAATAAACATCAGGGTGGTCAGTAAGCAGCCAATTGGTAGGGNTGCTGTCAGACAGCGCAGGAATCTTTTGTGTATAAAGCACCTCGACGCTATAGTCGCCATCGGGTACAGGGTACAGCTCAAAGCTGTCTTCACTATTCGTATAGAACCGTGGAGCACCAGTAGCCCCCAAAGTCTGGGCTTTCATATCAACCAATGCAGCGCGTGAGATCAACTCTACCTGTCGAGTAGTGTCAGCCTCTACAGTCATCCTGATGGTTTCTAACCAGTCAGTAGGGCGCGTCAGGTATTGCTCGCTAACAGTTGCNGTAGCGCGATTCTCCATCTTGAAATGACGGATCTGGCGGTTGACCTGAGCCTCACATAGCGAGACAAAGGTAGGGATTACCGAACCTAAGTCGTCGCGGTTGAGAAAGTCAGCAATAGCCGTCTTCAGCTCTGTGTAGTTTGTTAATGCCATCGAGATCTCCAGTTGGCTTAATTATACAGCATTATCCATCAAAGCTTCCGAGCAGGCCTTTTTTGTCTTCTTGCTCTTCCACATAATCAGAAATAACCGCACCAGTAGACAACACAACAGCCAGTTTCTTGGTTACATCCAGTGGATCAAAGACAACTGCAACTTTACCTAGCCTTGGATCGTTACTGTAATAACCACTGTAACCATTTTTCCAAATGTTATGCTCTCTGGCCCTTGGTGTTGGCCCTTTGAATATATTGTCTGGATCTGAGGCAGCGTCATATATCTGCTCGACTGGTATCTTTACCTCGTGCTCGATATTGCCTACACCATATTCAGGCTTGTAAGGATCTACATCAGCATCAATGCCGTAATAAGACCTCTTTACATAGTCTTCGTTGGCGCGATTATTGATAAAGTAGGGCTTGTACGCGTCGTAGCCGGTTCCGTCAAACTTGGGGTCAACTCTGTCGAGTTGTTTTTTGCTGCGATGTATAAGGGTGAGATTCCCTGCTTCATCAAGTGCTCCCGATAGGTCTGATTTACCAGCGCGGATAAGATCAAAAGTTCGTCGTCGTCTAGCATCAGCTTCCGGTAATCCTTGCATTACTGCCCAGTTGGGCAACAGTCCAGTTTTTTGATCGGCAAAGACAGTGTCTTCAATGCCGGCAGTTCTATTGCTTTCGCCATACGGGCCATAGTTTAGCCAACTGTTTTGGCCTCGCGTCTCAGTAGCCAATGCCTTAGCAGCAAGCGGGCTAAAAGTACCAGCATGAGATCTATAGGCATTTTCTTCACCCATAGCCCTAAACC